CTTTGTTCTTAGTACCTTTCTCACGTACCCCGGGATAAGCACTGAACACATTGTCACTACTATCACCACGCATACACTTCATAAATAGATGCCATTGTGGGTCACCAAGTAACTTGGGTTCTTTAGTTTTCTTATCTACTACTAATCTACCCTTTTCATCATGGTATCCTTCGAGGGTGATGAATTGATTTGTGATACCGTTGTATTGGTGCACGTTGTCACTAATAAGTTGAATGTAATCAGTATCAGAACTAATAATGTAATGCGTGTCATTTGGGTGTAAGTGAACAAAACGGGCAATCATATCATCAGCTTCAGCCCGTTCGTGCCTGAGTACTGATACGTTTGTTTTTTCTTTTAGAAACGTAGTGAACTTTTCATACGTATCCCAAAACATTTCATTTTCTTCACGTTCTGCTTCAGTTTGTGTTAGTGTGTCCACTACCCTATTTTTCTTATAGGGAGTATAATGATCCTTACGCCAGCTACGGCCTTCTAAGCAGAATACAACGTGATCGGCTCCAAACTTGCGTACAACTTGATTGACTGAAGCAAGTGTAAGATGTAGTGCCATTCCAATCTTCTCCCAAGTATCACTATTGCGTGAAGCAATGTGTCGTGCCCGAAAGAAGGTATTTGCAGTGTCCACCAGTAAATATTTCATTTTTTATAAAGGTATGTGTTAATATGTATATATTATATCTTATTTACGTTTTCTTGTCAACTTGACTTCATCCAAAAACAATTCTGGATTAGATTGAATGTTTGTAAACAAGTTTGGGTTGTTGATAGTGAATGGCAAATATTTAGTCTTGACCTTTTTTATAGTATCATACGGGTAGTTAATGATTCTATCTGCAACAAACTGTTCTAAATCTGATAGGTTGAGTCCCCATTTAGGATCTAACCATTCAAGTTTATCGTTGCTAAGTTCTAGTCTAAAATCACTCCATTGCTTTTTAACATATCGTTCCAGATCTTTAATTTGATGTGCGTCACCATAATAAAGATTGATAAACTGTTGTGGAGCCGCCGCGTGATTAGAATATTCTAACAACCGATCGACGGGTAGTTCTCTTAATGTTATACCATATCCAAGCACAAGAGTCTGTGCTTGAATAATGTTATAAAACCAACCGTAATTATAGTTCATAATTGTTGACATTCTGGCGAATGTTCAACGGAAGTGACTCGTAGATATCGAGACTGATACCGGGGGCTGGATTGTATGTAAACATATTTACATCACTTGTAACCAAGTGTTGCCCATTCAACTGTTTATACATTTTTAATACTAATGCTAACGCACAATTGAAGGGTGGTGCCTTTGTATCCTTGCCCTGAAGTTTCATCCAGTTTTTATATGTTTCAGTGGTGATACTACGTAACTCGGCAAAACTGACAAAGAATGTTTTGATAATTGCGTGAATATCATTCATAAACTTGTCAAAGTTTTTACCCTTCATCGGAACGTTGCCATTCAACAACCCGATATATAAGTTACCATAGAAACCAAATGCCGCTGAGTCAACTTCAGAACCGTGCCAATATTTATTATTCATTGAGATAACAAATTTAAATTCATCCATATCATTGTCACTGTAACTAGATAGTGCTTTGATATGAGTCAATGTACCTGCACGACCTGCGTGTGGGTGATTCGGTGCCATTGGTATAGTATCTTCTTTTTCACAATGTGTTTGTTTATCAGCCGCAAGTTTGTACTTGTCATTGGGGCCATTGTCTCCGTAAAAACGAAAACTACGAACGTGAACACGATGATGGTCAAACTCATCCCAGGGCTTGCTACCTTCACCGTTGCGATACAATCCTGCCAACAGTGGGAAACTTTCTTGTTTAGTATCAATCACCCAGCAAGGGTATTCAAAGTCAAGCCACTGTTCGGGGTCATTACCCCACAAACCTTCACGTGCGAATGATGCTACTACTGTTTCAGTGTGCATTGAATCAATACCCAACAAGTCAGGTGAACCATTCAATCGCACTACATAAATTGGACTAAGAAGTCGAGGATCAAATCCACCTGCAATTTTAGCACAATGTGGCTTATCTAATAGACGTTGCACTTCTTCTGGCGTGAGAATTTCACGTAATTTGTGCATTTCAAATTTTGGAATATCTTTGGGATCAAATTTAATGTCGTTTGCTTTTAAAAAAGCAATAACATTTTGAAATTTTTTGTATCCGGATAATTCATCCGTCAAGTCAATCACAGTTTTATTTTTCAACTGTTTTTTAGTTTTCGCTAGAACATTGTCTAGTTTACTAATATCAACTTTTTGACGATTTGCTCGCCAAACTAGTTTTGCTTTACCATTCGGTACGAATGATGATACTTGTTTATTTTTTACTGATACTGTAGCGGTTGCTTTTGCTGTTGCTTTCGCGGGCGCTTTTGCTGTTGCCATAATTTACTCCATTTGTTAATTTAAAATATTGATGAACACCTATTGCTCAACAATATATCTATTGTAACACTATTTGTAATTATTGTCAACTTTTTGAATAAATTAGCTTACCTCAGTACGGCCATCGCCTAAGTTTTTAGTACGGACCACACGTAAGTCACGGTTTGTAGGGTCAGCTTGTTGTTGCTCATAGACCTCGAGTGCAATATTTCTACAAACTGTCTGGAACCAACGATCCACCAACACGTTATCTGTGTCACTGTCTTTTTGTTTGTAACCTGCACGAATCAAATTTAAAATGAACTTTTCATTCCAATCAAGTTCAAACGCACCATTGTTAACGTCATTAGGATCAAGTTCCATACTCAGTATATTGATGTACGGCTCACCCGCTGCCGTTGCTTTTTCTTTAGCAGTAAGTTCGGGTGCAACTTTCTTTTCTTTAACCTTTTTAGGTTCAGGTTCAGATTTAACTTCTGGCTTCTTAAATAAATTCTTTATTTTTTCAAACATTTGTATCTTTCGTATAGTTTAAAGCTGGCAAGATTCTTTGCCTTTGATTCACACATCATATCAAATTTATCAATGAATGTCAATGCCCAATCGTTCACTGCTTCGTTCCAATAGTAATCACTATGTGCCCGAAGTTTCTGTTTACTGTATCCCGATTCAATCAACGCACCATGGTCGGGTAACTGTGATCCGGAATGACCGACGAGTAAATCTTCGCGGCTAACACTGTAATGGAGAGTAGGACGAACACCGCGCCAACTATCAATAACCTTTTTAACAAGGTCACTATTACTGTCAATATAAGTTCCTTCTCTAATCCAATTGTGATGAATGTCCATGACCGTAGGTACGAGGTCAGATAATGATAAGCAGTCTGCAAGTCCATGTGTGTATTCCTCATTTTCTAGTGTTAGTGTGTTTCTCGCTTCTGGCGACAATCTGTTGTACACATCCCTAATGCCTTGTGGGCCACGTCTACCAGAGATATGTACATTTACTTTGAAGTCTTGAAATGTCTTGCCATAGCCCATCCAACGAACCATGTCACAATGATATTCAAATTCTTCAATACTCTTATTTACTACCTCGTCACGGTCACTTGCTAAAACTACAAATTGGTCAGGGTGAAAGCTAAGACGAACATCATTAGCACGTGCAGTTTCACCAATGGGTGCCATCCAACGTTCTAAGCTATTCTGTACATCTGTGCTATGCCAAAATTCTTTGTACCCATCCATAGTATAAAAACTAAACATATCACTAGTCAAGCGTAACATACGTAATCCGGGTTCTAGTGTAGCTACTTTCTTAACAAGTGCGTGAGTATTCATAATGTTACGTTTAGCAACATCCATAATCTTTTCTTCTACTACACTACGACTGTTACGCTTTGCCCAAGCTTGTGTAGTTCCACCTGTGTTAAGACCTTCGGCTGAAACAATTTCACCTTTTTTATTGATTTCTGCCCACTTACAAGCAAAGCCGATGCGTTTGATAGATTGATTTGTCAAAGTAATAGTCCAAAGTGATAAATAATAGATATAGTGTAGCATACCTACGCAATAAAGTCAACTATTTACGGATACCATTATGAAGATTACTGAAATTATTACTGAAGCCGCAAATCCTGCACAACAAGCCGCTATTGCCATAAGTATGAAAAAAGTTGGTAAGAAGCCAAAAAATATGCATGAAGAAGATGAGGGTATGTTTGGTAGATCAAAAAACGATAAACGTTATTTAGATAAATTTGATCCAACTGAAGTGATGAATATCAGTGATGATCCGGGAATGAAGGCACACAAGACAACAGGCAAAGGTTCATTAAGAACGTCTAAGGAAGATTTAGAGTTTGCATTCGGACCTCCCGGAGAGGATGATACTTGGGTTTTAGAATTTAAGAATGGTTTAATTGCCACTATATATCCACAATCTAACAGTGGTGGCATGGATTGGATAATAGGTGGTAATCATACAAACACCGAAGATTTTGTACATATGGCTTATTCAGCCGCACTTGATGAAAAACTTGATGAGGATTGGAACAAGGTCAACCGGAAAGACAAAACGTCCGGTATGAGCCGTAAGGCAGTAAAAGCATATCGTAGAGAAAATCCAGGTAGCAAATTGCAAACAGCAGTTACTACCAAACCTA